CATTCTGTTATTTTTGGTTGGGATTTTCCTGATCGTTATTTTTGGATGAATTCTCCTTCTGGTTTTCCTATTTTTAGATCTCCTCTTTTAGAGGAAGTTTGGCCTTTTGGTTTTTCATCTATTGGTGATGTTACTTTTGAATCTTGTGCATACGTTGCTAGATACGTTTTAAAGAAGCGTTCTGGTGATTTAGCTACTGATAGATATTCTATTACAGATCGTTCAACTGGTGAGTTCTATGAGCTTTTACCTGAATATGCTACTATGAGTCGTCGTCCTGGTATTGGTTATGATTTTTTTGTTAAATATTATCATGATATTTATCCAAAAGATTTTATGACTTTTGGTGATGCTCGCAAAATCCAACCTCCTCCCTATTTTGATAAACTTTTAAAAAAGTTTGATCCTTATTTGTATGATGATGTTAAGCATTCTCGTTTAATTCGTTTTGCTGATAAGGAACCATTCTCTTTTGAACGTGCAGATCACATTAGGCAGTGTTTTGATGCTAAGGTTAAATCCTTAGTTCGTACTTTAGATAATTTATAATTGGAGTTTTTATGATATTACAAGTTTTTACTATTTATGATTCAAAAATTGAAAGTTATTATAAACCTTTCTATGCTTTAACTAAGGGTGAAGCTATTCGTTCTCTTACTGATGAGTTACAACAGAAGGATTCTATGATTGCTAAACATCCTTCTGATTATACTCTTTTTCATTTAGGTGAATATGATGATAGTACTGCTCAGTTCAATTCTTTGAATACTCCACATTCTTTAGGAGTTGCTACTGAGTTTAGTACCTAAAGATTAATAAGGTTATCCACTTTTTTTGTGGATAACCTTGTTAATATTTAGGTTGGCAAGCGAAGCGCGGCAGTGTTTAATTAATATATAAGGATATGTTTATGCGATTACCAAGTGGTATGATTTCTGCTCATGACTTTTCTAGAGCTCCTCAAGTCGATATTCCTCGTAGTGTTTTTAATCGGTCTCATGGTCATAAGACTACTTTTAATGAAGGTTATTTGATACCAATTTATTTAGATGAGGCTTTGCCTGGTGATAGTTTTTCTTTGAATATGACAGCTTTTGCTCGTATGGCAACTCCATTATTTCCTATTATGGATAATTTGTGGTTTTCGAGCTTTTTTTTTGCAGTACCTTATCGTTTGATTTGGGATAATTGGGAGAAGTTTAATGGAGCGCAGGATAATCCTGGAGATAGTACTTCCTTTGTTGTGCCTACTTGTACCGCTCCTGGTGGAGGTTATAATTCTTTAACTTTGCAAGATTATATGGGTATACCTACTAAGATTGCTTCTATTACTCATGCTAATTTGTTTCCTCGTGCTTATAATTTGATTTGGAATACTTGGTTTAGAGATGAGAATTTACAAAATTCTGTTGTAGTTAATACTGGTAATGGTCCTGATACTTCTACTGATTATGTTCTTTTACAACGTGGTAAAAGACATGATTATTTTACATCTGCTTTGCCTTGGCCTCAAAAGGGTACTGCAGTTTCTTTACCTTTAGGTACTTCAGCTCCTGTTGTTCCTTCTTCAGTTGGTGCTATTCCTACATTTGGTCAAAACGTTTCTGGTGGTCCTTTTGGTTTACGTGCTACTTCTGGTGGAACTACTGTTACTTTGTCTGCTTCAGCTGGTGGTACTGCTACTATGAATTGGGGAAGTCCTAATTTGATTGCTGATTTATCTACTGCTACTGCTGCAACTATTAATGATTTAAGACAAGCATTTCAATATCAACGTATGTATGAACGTGATGCACGTGGTGGTACTCGTTATCAAGAATTGATATATAGTCATTTTCATGTTATGGGTGCTGATGCTCGTTTACAACGTCCTGAATATTTAGGTGGTTCTGTTACTCCTATTAATATCACTCCTGTTGCTCAAACTTCTGCTACTTCTGGTTCTAGTGCTCTTGGTGATTTAGCTGCTTTTGTTACTTTAGCTGCTCATGGTAAGCATGGTTTTACTAAGTCATTTACTGAACATTGTTTAATTCTTGGTTTAATTTGTGTTCATTCTGATTTAAATTATCAACAAGGTTTAAATCGAATGTGGTCTCGATCTACTCGTTTTGATTATTATTGGCCTACTTTAGCTCATTTAGGTGAACAATCTATTTTGAATAAAGAAATTTATATGCAAGGAACTGCTGCTGATAATAATGTTTTTGGTTATCAAGAACGATATGCTGAATATCGATATAAGCCTTCTCAGATTACTGGTGCTTTTCGTAGTAATTTTACTGGTACTTTGGATGCTTGGCATTTGGCCCAAAATTTTGGTTCATTGCCTACTTTAGGTGCAACTTTTATTGTTGAGAATGCTCCTATGACTCGTATTAAGGCAGTTAGTACTGATCCTGATTTTATTGCTGATACTTTTTTCTCTCTTAAGTGTGCAAGACCTATGCCTGTTTATAGTGTTCCTGGACTTATTGATCATTTTTAGGTGATTTATGTCTATATTAGATAAGATATTTGATTGGATACCTTCAATATTTGGTGCTGCTGGTTCATATTATGGACAGCAATCTGCTAATGAAATGAATCGTGATATAGCTCGTGAGCAAATGGCTTTTCAGGAGCGTATGTCTAATACTTCTTGGCAACGTGCTGTTTCTGATATGAGAGCTGCTGGTATTAATCCTATGCTTGCTTTTTCTCAAGGTGGTGCTTCAACACCACCTGGAGCTATGACTCGTGTAGAATCTCCTACTAAAGATGCTATTTCTGCTTTGAATTTGAGAACTTTATCTGAAACTATTAAAAATATTCGTGAAGATACTAAAGTTAAACAAGCTCAACAGTATTTAATGGCTGATCAAGCGGGTGCTGCTTTACAAGATTCTTATTTGAAGAATAAGCAAGCTCAAGTTGCTGCTGCTTCTGCAGAATCTATTCGATTGGATAATGTTGGTCGTGCTGTTGAGGCTGCTATTGATTCTACTGCATATGGTAAGGCTACTCGTGCTATTGGTCGTGTTAATCCCATGGCTCATTCTTCAGCTGCTTTAAAACGTGCTTTTAAGAAATAAGGTGATTTATGAATAAGAAAGATGTTTCTCGTGTTAATTATCAAGGTTGTTCAGTTTTATATTTTGATGATGATCCTGGTCTTACTGAACAGCATCATAAAAATGAATGTGACATTAATAATATTATGTCAAAATTTTCTCCAGATGTTTTAACTGCTCATGCTTTAAATTATGCTGGTAATTATGGTGATTATTCGGATATGCCGGATTATCATACTGCTTTAAATATGATTCGTCAGATTGATAATATGTTTTTGGATGTTCCTGCTGAAATCCGTGCTAAGTTTAATAATGATCCTGCATCTTTTATTGATTTTGTTAATAATCCTGACAATCGTGAAGCGATGGTTGAATTAGGATTAGTTGTTCCTTCTAGTCAGTTTAATATACCTCCGAAGGAGACTTTTAACGAGAGCGAAGCGAGCGAAACCCCGGGGTCTACTTGATGTAAAGGGGTTTACTGACACACAGATGTTTGAATGGCACGGATTTGTTTTTTTTTTATTCATTTTTTTGGAGTTTATTATGCGTAGACATAAGTTAAATAGACGTTCTTCTAAGAAGATTTTTAGACATACTGCTGATGCTCATCATAAGCGTAATTATCATCCTATTCCTATGAGGGGTGGTTATCGATTATAAATAAAAAGGGGAGCTGCTAACTCCCCTGTATTTCCTTATATGTCTTTTTTTTGTCCTAGAGGTATTATATGTCTTGTATTAATCCTTTACCAGCTGTTCGTTCTGAATATCCGAATGATAATGGTAAGTTTCCTATGATTTTTGATTCTAAGATTGTTTCTAAATTTCATTTTGATGATTTAGTTTGGATGCCTTGTGGTCGTTGTGTTGTTTGTCGACTTAAGAATTCTTCTAATTGGGCTTTTAGAATGATGTGTGAATCTAAGATGCATTCTACTTCTTCGTTTATTACTCTTACGTATAGTCCAGCTAATTTACCTTCTGATAAGTCTTTATCTTTACATGTTTTTCAAGATTTTTTTAAAAGATTGAGACGTCGTTTAGATTATAACTTTGGT